TTTTGTTGTGAACCATTAAATGGATAAGTTGAATTAACAAAAATTGAACCTGGTGTTCCCCAGCTAAATTGACTATATCCATAAAACTCTGATATTTTATAAGGTGTAGCAGTGTTTGATGGTTGTCCAGTAACATCTATAAAGCCATCATCAGTATCATAATAATCAGCAACTCCATCTAAAGTCATTCCTCGTAAACTTAAACTTTCTCTATCAGCTCCTGGGTCACTTCCAGATAAGCCTGTTTTTTCTTGAAATATATCAAGCATGGATAATTGTCCTGAACTTGGTAATGCCATTATTTAATTATCTCCGCTATTAAATCTTCGAAAGCTTCTACTTTTTCTGTTCTCTTTGGCCAGTAAATATAATCTTTCTCTGGGTTTGCTTTTAAATTACTTAATAAAGGTAATATAGAATTATATAACTTATTTAATTTATCTTCTAATTCTTCAGCCTTTCCTGAAGTTGATTCTAATTTTTGACTTTGTTTCTGTACGACTTCCAATTCATCTTCGTCTACAGCAGTAAATCCAAAATCAAATTTTTCTAAATCTATATCTGACATACTTATTCCTCTATATGTTTATATTTATAATGTCTTGGTACGACTTTTGTCTTATCAGTATGTATTTGTGTATTACCATGACTAGGAGTTTTTTTCCTAACTTTCACATTACCAAATATAGTATCCCAACCTTCGGAATACTTATCATAATCTAAATTACGTGGTTTATCTCCTTTACCACCATGCCATTGTTTACCCATAATAATACCAAAATACAAATGCACCAGCAATTAATCCAATCGCAGCAAGCGATGCTATAACTCTTCTTCTAAACTGTTTATGTTGCTTCAGTCTATATTTAGTTAACATATCCATTAGCTAAAAACGACTCCACCTCTTCTTACCAATTCATTTTTAATTTTTTGTCTATCTTTTGGTCGAGTACTTGAGTTATTATACTTTTCTATTAACTCTTTTTTAGCCATACATTTAATATATGGATGTATAACTGAAACTTTCTTTGTTGCTCTATCTATTGTTGTATGCGACTTTCCTAATTTTATTGGCATAATAATCTCCTATTTAATTCTTTTCACGCTTCCTTTTAAATCAGCTAGATATGCAAACATTTCAACTGTAGGAAACTCTCTTTTCAAATCAAGTAATGCTTGTAAGTTTTCTTTATGGTCATCAAATAATCTTATTCTAGCATACTCACCGGTTTTTAAATACTTTCTAAATATGACTTGTTTATTTTCAGCACTTGAACCACTCATATTACCAGCTCTTTCTACATATACATTTTTCATTGGTAATCCATGCGATTCTAAAGTTTTAATAAAAAGCTTTTTATCATCCATGTTAGCTCTTGCTGTGACAATAATAACCTTTGAACCTTTTTTAGTAGCATTACGTATAATCGCTTTTGCTTTTTCTATCATACGACCAATTGGTGTAGCTGTCTGATAAAATATTTTAGCTGATTTAAACTCACCATAATCATACTCCTCATTATTTCTTAACTTATATGTATTAAACTCTTGAGGAGTTAAGGCTTTTGTTTTTCCAGTATTTGTATTTCTTACAATTACACGAGCTTTTGACACAAATAAAGTATCATCTATATCAAAGATAGTTAATCCTTTACCTGCTCTTTCTGTTAAAAACTCGTTAAACTTTTTCATAGATATATTATACCATACTTTTTAAGTAATGTAAATATCTATTTATAAGTTTTTTAAGTGCAGTGGGTTTTTATTGCTTCAATTTTATCGTGTGCATCAGCTATCTTTTCGACTTCTTTTTCAATAGTTTCCACAAGGTCGGAGTGTTCTCCTATCCCTGCTGAATTTCTTTGATAAACTAATATATTTGCTTTTGCAACTTCGATTTCACCTTCAAGTTTTTTAATCAAAGCTTTTAATAAAAAATGTTCTGGCATATTACCTCCCAAATAGTTTTCTTCTATTATATTCGTTGATAGTATTTATTAATTCTTTAGTCCAGTTATCTCTATCTTCTACAAATACTTGAGAGCCTTCATCACCAGCAATACAAACAACTAATTGTTTTATAGGAGTGCCAGTTCTTTCTTCCCACATAATTGCATAAGCTGCACATTGCATAAAGTATGAACTAATCCATTCTTTCTTTTTTAATTTACGAGATGTTTTCCAATCTATGATAGAATCAACGCCTTTCCATTGTCCTACTAAATCTACTCTTCCGGCCAATCCTAAATGCTTAGAATAAAGTGGAGCTTCTTGTTGATATACTTTAGTAACGCATTCATCAAGAATTGGTTGAACATCTTTAAATGTTTGTATATTATGTGGCATTTCGTCTTTAATATAATCAGGGTCATTTGCTACATATTTTTCTATTATGTTGTGTACTGTTGTACCACGAGATGAAGCAATACGAGATATCCTATTAGCCTCTTCCTCACCTACGCGTGCGCGCCACGCTTGTATAGCTTCTTCTGATAGTATTGATAGTACTGTCGTTACTGAAGCGTATTGATTTCCTTCTGGGTCTGTATAAAATCTACCTTTATCACCTGTCACAGCTTCAAGGTCATTATATCCTAAGTCAATAGGTTCATGCTTAAAGTTCATTTTGTTTTTATATTGTCTCTGAGTCTTGGTGGCATACCACTTTTTATTCTGTCTTGGACTTCTTTCCAACCAGAACCAGCTCTTGATAGAACTGATTGACCACCATCATGGTCAATATTCATTTTAGAATAGTAAGATTGTATATGTGGATTTTCTTCTAAGAACTTTACTTTATCGTCATACGACATAATCTTTTCAAAGACTTCATCTGTATCATTATTTTTAAATTCATACGTTGGCATATTCAAACCACTCCGGTACTTTTCTTTTTGTCCATACCATATTAAACCTATGTTGTTTTGTTTGATAAAAAGCTCTGTATGATTCTATAGGACATTCCATCATACATTCGGGATTAGATTTCATGGCTAGTTTAAATTGAGTCATCTTTTTGACTGGTATATTATTAGGTGTTTTTTGTAATGGACCTCTTAGTTTAGTATCAGTCAAATGTTTTTTACCATACCTATATGTATATTCATCACATAAAGCTGCAAAATGTAAATAATGCCAACGATAATTATGCATAGATTCTCTAGTCCATATTGTACAAGGATGATTAAAATGACATGCTTTATAGAGTATATCTTCTCTCTCATCCTCCAATTTCCAATATTGAACTCGCACCTTACCAGATTTTGATGGTCTTCTTTCCATAGTACCATCTAGCATCCTATGAACTGTTGATAGCATTTGAGCTGATTCAACAATCATTTTAGGTACATGTTTATCGCATTGTTGTTGTGCTGCGATAACTGGATTATTGTCTAGTATAAACAAATTCATTTTTTAATTTTTTTCAACCATTTTGAACCATCACGTTCTGCATCTAGAAATACAGCATTTGTAAATCCAACTGGTAATATTACTGCAATATGAACTATAATACTTGTAACGATACTATAACCTAGCCAGCCCATATAATAAGCTGCTACAAATCCAAAGTATACACTCCATGCTGTAAAAAGTACAAGCGTAAAGTATAATTGTAAACTTGGGTCTTTAATAAAACGTAATGGATTGTACCTATTATCCATAACTACTCTCCAGCAATTAACAACCCATGCCAATAATTTTAATAATTTAATTTTCATAATATATATTATAACACATTTTTTATGTTTTGTAAACTATTTCTTTTTCTTTTTCCTATGTAGTTTAGCGTATAGTTTATGTTGTCTTAACTCCCGTATATCTTTCACTAGTCTTCTTTTCTTTCTTGCTCTTGAAGACTTTATCATTCTGTCTCCTTGTTTAGTTAATTCCATAGTAATCTCCTGTAATTAAATTAAACATAACAAAACAGATTTTTCTATAGGCGTGCCTCCTATTTAACTATTAGATTTGGAAATGCATCACGAACTAATTTTTTCGTAATACCCTTATACTTCATTTTTTTGTCTTTAGCTGCAATAAGTAATTCAGCTTCTTCGACATGAAGTGTTTCAAGCAAATTTAAAAATAAGCTTTCTCTTTTCAGAGGCTTCATATCATTTGCTATTGGTCCTTTAAAGAAATATTTAAATTGAGTATATGCTTTGTTCAATATTGTATATTGATAATCTTTAGGAGCATCATCTTGACGATAATTTGGAGCTCCTTCAGGTAAAGCTGATACAATTGTATCATCATACTGAATTCTCAATATGTCTGTAAGACCTGGTGATTTATTGAGTTGAAGGAATTTAATCCTTTCATCTCTCTTTACGATTTTGCCTGCTTCTTCTAGGACTTCTGATACTAATTTTCTAGCCATTATAAAATTCCTCCACGACTTCAATTAAATGATTACATCTTTTCTTTATTAAATAATTCAATACTTTCATATTCGGTGTTTTTGCTTGACCGTTAAAATTATTTATAATAGATTCTTGTATGTCTTCTGGTATATCTGTCAAATCAATAAGCTTTTTATTTCTTTGATAGTTACGATATATCTCATCATCCATGTGTTCTCTTAAATTATCTGAATGTTCTAACCATTTATCAATCCTTGTTTGTCTTAATGGTGTTTGAGAATTTTCACTGATAAATGTATCATCAGCTGATAGAACATTTGGTATACCATCACCACTATCTCCTCTCATTATATGATTAAATAAATATGTTCTTGGATTTTTATCTGTGACAAATTTCTTTTGTATTGGCGACCATTGTTTTACATTTTTAAATTTTTGTAATTGTATAAAGTCTTTATCTGAAGATATAATCATTACTGGTTCATCCATACCAAACTCTTGTGTTTGCATAGCAAGTGTACCAATAATATCATCAGCTTCTACACCTTCCATGTGTATAACTTTATATGGTAAATAATCTCTTATTTCATCTCTCACAGTATGTAATATTCTAAATATTTCTGTCCAATCTTGAGATGATTCATCTCTATTCTTTTTACGAGCTGCTTTGTATTCTGGAAAGAATTCTTTTCTCCAAGTGTTCATACCATCTGCGCATATAACAACTTGGCCATATTCATCTCTATGTTTTTTATTATACATACGAATACTGTTAAGTATCATATGCCTTATCATACTTTCATCATTTAATTTTTGTACAATTATATTTGAAAGCGCTATTTGACTATAATCAATTAGTATCATCATCATCTCCTTTTGGGTCTAAGTCAAAGTCTGGTTCGAATATAAATTCTTTTTCACCATCTTCTGGTACAAAGGTATATAACTCTTCTTGAGCCTTTTCGTTTATAAGAATCATTTCTTTTATTTTGATATAAGCATTATCTAGTGTTTGATGTAATCCATGAGGTATACCATACCATCTGTTAAACATTGCATTTAACATATTAACAATAACAAACATATCTCTAGATTCTTGTTTTGTTTCATCTCTGAAATCCATGTCCATTAACGTTTCACTTACCTGACCAGTTGTAATAAACTCTTCTAGTACTTCCATTAGGTAATGTGAACAATCAACGCAATCATTACTTAAAAAATTTAAGTTATCTTCTTCTTTTTTTGCTTCCTGTTCCTGTGGTGTAGGAAAAGGAATAACGTTATCTTTGTACTTTTTTGTCATATAATGTATATTATATCATACTTTTAGTCATTTGTAAACAAGTTTTTCACACTTTTTGAACCAATCCTACAATTAATTATACCATTATAATATTGTTCTGAGAGTAAAACTTCTCTTTCAAATTGCTCTTTTGTTTCTAAATAAGCGCATTCTCCTTTTGTTTTACATAAATGTAATATCTCTCTATAAAACATATCTTCACCACATTTTTTTACATCTTCTTGTAAATGCTTATTTGAACCCCAGTAATCTCTCCAGTCTGATTCGACTTTTAATCTTTGTCTGCGTTTTCTTTTTTTGGTAATAGGAAGAGTTTTAGCTTTCCAAAAGAATTTTTTACCTATATATTTTTTATCTGTTGCTCGATTAGTTATACAATAAACAAACCCATACCATTCCTTTCCATATCTTTCGTAGGTAAAAGGTTCATCAGGAATAAACTTTAAACCTTGATACATCCAATCATTCATTAAAATCTAACTCGTCAGCGTCATCATCTGTAGGTTCACCACAATGAGGACAGAAATTTATTTTAATTTCTCTATCGTCAGGCTTAATTACTATACGTGAATAGCAATATTCGCATTCTAAAATCATGATACTCTTGAATTAATTTCGTATCTTTGCAATGCATCATATCCACCAATTTTTTCTCCATCTATGATGATTTGTGGAAATGTTCTTGCTCCTGGAAATGTTGATAGCATTTCATCTCTATCAAAATCAGTTCCTAGTTGTTTATATTCGTATTCAAATCCTTTTTGTTCGCAAAGGTTTTTTGCCATATCACAATATGGACATTGTGTTTTACCGTATATAATAATCACTTCATTGTCTCCTCAATAAATTTACTTATAGTATCTATATCTCCATCTGATAACATACCAGCTTGAGCCCACATAGTAGAACTCATCGAACCCACGGTTTCACGATTCTTGTACTGATATAATCTTTCAGATATATAAGACGAATCTCTTCCGGCGAGCGCAGGAAAAACCGCCATTCCCTCTCCATTTTGTCCATGGCACGCGGCACAACCGGCCCAAAGTCCTCTAATGGAACTATATGGGTCCGCATTGGCAATTTCTTTTTTCCTTTGTTCAATCTCAACAACCGTGCCATTAATTTTAACATATTCTTCATAACATTCTCCATAACATGAGTGGCCTCCACCAACTCCTGTATATTCTAAATTTGGATATACTTTGGCAGCAAAAAATATTCCTATTGCCATACATCCCATTAATACCATTCCTAATTCTTTCATACAAATTTTCCTATTAAATAAAAAGATAATAACATAAATCCAAACATACATACTTGTATTACAGATGCTACAGCAATCTGTTTCATAGGATGTACATCATGTAATTTTTCTACCCAAGATTCGCTTGGTGATAGATTAACTACCTGTAAAACTTTTTTTTCTTTCACAGCGATAATCCGGATAATGTTTTTTCATCTACATCTTGTTTAACTCCACCAACAACATAAGAACTTATCTCAGTTTCTTGTGGAGCGACCTGTACGTTTCCTCCAGATATCCATTTTTCTGTCCAAGGCAGTGGATTCATCTGAGGAACTGTGTATGGACAAGGTAAACCTAATGCTCTCATTCGTTTACAACCTATCCATTCTACGTAATTCTCCAATATTGATTTATTTAAACCAATCATTGAGCCATCTTTAAATAAGTATCTAGCCCATGCTTTTTCTTGTTCAATAACATCTACAAATAATTGTACAATTTCTTTTTCGTTTTGTTTTGCTATCTTTTCAAAGTCTTTATCTTCTTTTAACATATTTCTTAACATTACAGTTGTAGAAGCTAAATGTGTATTCTCATCTCTTGCAATAAACTTAATTATTTTAGCATTACCTTCCATTTTTTTAAGTTCAGCAAATGCCCAACTGCAGGCGAAGGAAACATAAAAACGGATTCCTTCAAGAGCATTCGCTGAAAGCATTGCCATATATAAAGACCTTTTATGTTGTAATTTATTTGTTGCACTATTATTATCGTTAATTAAATCATCGTAGTACTTTGCTATAGAATCGCTGCAATCTAATATTTCTTTTACATCTAATAACCCATCAAATACTTCAGATGGATTAGGATATATATTCCTAATAATATGAGTGTAGGAACGAGAATGTATTGTTTCAAAGAATGACCAAGTCTCAATCCAGTTTTCAATTTCGGGTAACGAAGCAATAGGAAGGAAAGCAAGGTTCGGGGCCCGACCTTGAACAGAGTCCAATAGTATTTGCCTTTTGAGATTAGAGGTGAAGATGTGTTTTTCATGGTCGGTAAGTTCTCCAAAATCTTTTTTGTCTTTAGATACATCAACTTCTTCTGGTCTCCAGAAAAAGCCTAATTGTTTATCAGTGATTTTTTCGACTTGTGGATATTTTACTTGGTCATATCTTGCAATATCGACTCCTTCATCAAAAAACATGTTTTTTTCTAAATGTGATTTTTTATTTTTTTGCAGTATTGCCACGTTCAAATTCCTTTAATTTTTTAAGTTCTCTTTCTACTATTTTTTCGATGTCTTCTACATCAGGAAGCATGCACCAATCTTCTTCAGATTGTACAGCTGTCGCAGTCTTCTTCTTCGATTTGTGTTGTTCCGCTGTCATATGTATGATGTTCGTCCTCTTTCATTTCTCCAGCTCCATCGAACGTGTTGAAATAATATAATTGTTTTAAACCGAGTTTGTACGCTGTAAATAAATCTTGTATCATTACAGACATGGGAATCTTATTGTCCTCATAGTTTTCTGGATTATAAGATGTGTTAACAGAGATTCCTTGGTCGATATATTTTTGTAATATACCACAAATACTTAAATATCCTTCAGGAGACTGTTGTTCCCAAAGTAAATCATATTTATTTTTAAGGTGATGATATCCAGGTACAACCTGGGCCATCACTCCATCTTTACTCTGTTTGTATGATACTAAAGCTCTTGGAGGTTCAATACCATTTGTACTATTACTTATTTGAGCGGATGTTTCTGCAGGCATTAATGCCATGAGAGTAGAGTTACGGATTCCAGTTTCTCTGAGTTGCTTACGCAAATCTTTCCACGGTAATCTTTCTCTGTGCGCTATTAAATTATCTATCGCTTCTTTATAAGTATCGATAGGAAGTATTCCTTGAGAATATTTCGTATCAGTATTATATATCATTTTTCCTTTCTCAACTGCAAGGTTTGCTGAACTTTTTATTAAATAATATGACCACGCTTCAGCATATTCATCAACTATCTTATAAGCTGATTCGTCATATTTAAGTCCTCTTTTTGCTAAGAAATAAGCTAAATTAATAATACCTACACCTAAAGGTCTTCTATTCATAGTACCTTTATGAGCTGCAGGTATTGGATAACCTTGATAATCTAATAACTCATCTAATGCTCTTACAGCTAAATCACAGTATTTTTCAAATTCATGTGGTTCGTTTATTAAACCCCAATTGATAGCTGATAAAGTACAAAGAGATATTTCTCCGTCTTCATCGTCTGAACTATTAAGTGGAGTTGTTGGTAAATCGATTTCACAACATAGATTACTCATTCTTATTGGAGCTCTTTCTGCTATAAATGAGCCGTGGTCATTAGCATGGTCTACATTCATAAGATAAATTCTACCAGTATCTTTTCTTTCAGTTATAAATTGTTGAAATACTTCTAATGCTGGTAAAGATTTTTTTCTTATACTATGAGCTCTTTCGTATTTTTCGTATAGTTCTTTAAATTTATCTTGGTCAACAAAAAACGATTCATATAAACCTGGCACATCATTCGGGTCAAAGAAAGTTATATTACCACCTTCAATTAACCTTTCATACATAAGTTTATTGAATTGAAATGCATAATCCATGTGACGAACTCTTGTTTCATCTGTACCTTTATTGTTTTTCAATACAACTAAATCTTCAAATTCATAATGCCATAAAGGTAGATATACCGTAGCGGCTCCACCTCTTACACCACCTTGAGAACAAGATTTAACTGCACTTTGAAAATATTTTAAGAATGGAATAAGTCCAGTATGAACAACTGAACCATCTCCTATTTTAGCTCCTAAAGCTCTTATTGAACCAGCACCTATACCTATGCCAGCTTTTTTACTTATATATCGAACAATACTAGTAGCAGTAGAATTAATAGAATCAAGACTGTCTCCTGATTCGATGAGAACACAGGAACTAAATTGTCTAGTCGGCGTTCTAACTCCTGCCATGATTGGCGTAGGTAACGATATATAGAATTGAGATATTGCATCATAATAATCCTTTACGTATTTTAATCTATTATCTTTATAATTACTA